GTTTTGTAATTGGTGTTGATCGATCTAAGATGCGTTTATATGACGTAGATGAAAGTGAACAGGATCTTACTGACGATACGCCAGTTTTTGAGAAAACACAAGCACACGAAGAAATGTCAAAATTTAAGGATTTTAAGCTATGATTTATAGAGGACCAGGAATCAGTACGTATTGGGGAAGCGATGAGTATGAAGATCGCAGAGCTGAAGTTATGAAAAATGAATTAGGCTTTTATATCGATATGTACAGAAAAGATAAGCTCGTTGAATCTAGGCCTCTATACGAACACAGCCAAATGTATGCAGAAAGTGCTGCAGAAAATTATGTTATGGGAATTCTTAATCCATGAAAGTACGACTTATTAGTTACAGTAAACCACCGGAGGAACTCTATGTTGGTGACAACGTCCAAGAACTCATTGCGTATACAGCCCGTGTCTCGAACCCATCGAACCAAGACAACACCGAAACGTCAGAAAGATTACTACGATACCTCATTAGAGAAAAACACTGGTCGCCATTTGAAATGGTTAGCGCTTGCTTGGAAGTAGAAACTACCCGTGATATCGCAAGGCAGCTTTTGAGACATAGATCATTCTCTTTTCAAGAGTTTAGTCAGAGATATGCTGACCCTACACAAGATCTTAAGTTTCAATTGAAAGATGCACGTCTACAAGACACAAAGAATAGACAGAATAGTATAAATGTAAAAGATCCAGACTTACAACTAGAATGGTTAAAACAACAATCGGAGGCAGTCAATGCAGCAAAAAAATCTTACAGCTGGGCAATCGAAAATGGTATTGCTAAAGAACAAGCTCGTGCAGTTTTACCGGAAGGTATCATGGAATCTCGATTGTATGTCAACGGCACCATTAGGTCCTGGATACATTACGTCGGATTACGTTCAGGTCATGGGACGCAAAAAGAACACATACAACTCGCAGTAGAATGTGCGAAAGCTTTAGAACCTATCTTTCCTATGATTATGGAGTTTTGTAATGAAGAAGATTAACTATAAATTTAATGAGAAAGAACTAATTAAAGAGTTTCAAGAATACATTGATTCGACGTATAGCGCTCACTACTCAAAAGATAACTTTCAAGCTACTGAGTTTATTATTGATGGCGGCCATGGCACTGGATTTTGCATTGGTAATGTATTAAAGTACGCACAAAGATATGGTAAAAAAGGTATGGCTTCAGATGCTAGAAAAGATTTAATGAAAGTCTTACACTATGCTTTGATTCAATTATACGTTCATGATGTTGAAGAAGACTTACCTTTGTTTGATAGACGCTGACATTCAACCTTGAAGTTTTCCCAAGTAGTATCCATAAAGGTTTCGTATATTCGTTCTCTATGATATTCACATGTCTTTAAGTCTTTGTAAGACAAGTGATCAAAGTTATAAACAGTAGCTCCTATTTGGATGAGAATCGCATATAACATAACTTATACCTGTCTTTTAAGTCAGAACATTTTTCTTCTAGTCTCGTAGGTTTATAAGGAACGTCAAATCTATCAACTACCTCATAGGCATAACCAGCAAAAACTAGTAAACCTATGAGATAAGTTAATGCTATAAAGAAAAGATAAATCATACTGCACCAGATACTGCGAACCAAATGGCAAATATACCAAATATCAAAGCACCAATTACAATAGCACCTATCTTTATTTGTTCCCATACTTCTTCTTGTTCTTTTCTTTTTGCTATGGCTGCTAATCTTCGAGCTTCTTTTTCTTCTTGTATTCTTTTAGCTCTTAAATCTAGTATGCTTTGCCACGTACCAGGACCAAAGCGCATGTCTACTAGAGTTCTCATTTCTTGTAGTTTTTCTTCAGCCAGTTTGGCATCTATTACTTCTTGGGCTACGTTATTGATACCAAACTGATCTTTTACACTAACGCCTGATTTTTTGTTTCTTTGTTTTTGGCAATCTTCAGCACCTTGGAACAATCCATCGATTGCCCCAGCGATTTCTCCAATGTCTTTTGCAGTATCGATATTCGACTTAATAAAATCAACACTTGACTTTACCAATGCTATGCCGGCTAAAACTTCTGCGACGACCATTTCGATCTACCTATGTTAAAGTTAGATAGATATAAATCAAACAGTGATATAATATATTCCACTCTCAGTAATATTTATATTTACATTCAACACTACTTGTGGTATAATATAAATATAATTGAAGATGCTAGAAGGTAGACTGGACTCGGGGGCGGTACCCGACGCCTCCACCAATATTCACCGACCGGTGCATGCTTATGGGGGCGAAATAGGATCGACAGATGCTGGAGTCTTCGAGAAGTAAATGCAAACGATAACGTTGCACAACCTAAGTTTATGAAGAAGCGTAACACCTTCGCTCGTAAAGTTGGGTTTACTAAAGGTATGGCCTTAGCTGCCTAGTCCTTACGGGCCCGCCGGAGCCTGGGAACAGAATCCGGCACACATTTTTTGATTGGAAAACATAATGCAAAAATTTACTAGAGACTTGATAATAGCATTCACATTTGGAATCGCAGTAATAATAGGTTCTAACCTAGCATTTTCACAGCCAAAGGAAGGTATCGAATGGCGAACAAAGCCGGTACAGTGCGGACCTGAAAAAGAATTTTGGCCAGTGTTAAATCAACACGGTGAAAAAGCTTTGCTTGGAGCAATCACAAAACTAGAAGCTCCTGGTGAACCTACAACTTATATGCCAATTTACGTATTCACAAATACGGATACAGGAACTTTCACTATAGCAGAGTTTCATTTACATTCGAATGAAGTATGCATTATAGGCTATGGCAGTGGTATTGATTTTGATGTACAAGATCTTTTCGAAAATAGACAATCTACTGGAACTTAGGAGTAAAATATGCTAACTAAAATGAAAGATTTTATTTCATGGAATCCAAAACATTTAGCAGAGGCTGAAGTTGTAAAATCTCGTGCTTTAAGAAATGAAAAAGGTGGATATTGGTGGCATGCAAAATTAGCTTTTAAAGAAGCTGGTTTTTCGCTTATCATGTCTATTGGATGGTTTCTACACGCATTATTACCATGGTTATTCGACTTCAAACTTTTAGAAGCACAAGTGGATAGATTAAGAATGATTTCAAGAATTTTACCTGATCTACCGCTGTTCAAGAAAGTTAAGTTTCTTAAAAAATAATGTACCCTGTAAGTGAAGGGCGTATTACCTTTTCAAGTGGAACTACTAATACGCCTAAAAAAATTTGGCATCCTAAAGATAAACTTAATTTAACGTCTGAGGTTTATAAAAGAACACACAACTTAGACGCTTCTTCACGCATATTAAACTTTATGCCACGCTATCACATAGGTGGATTAGCTTTGGAATTAGCAGGTCAATATGTAGGTGCTAGTGTTACAAATATAGAATTTAACGCATATAATTTTTTAGATCAACTTGACGATTACAGCCACACAATGCTGCCTGATTCATCAATAAGTGCATTGAGAAAAACTAAAAAATTTAATGATTATAATTTCAAAGATAAGTTTTTGCATTGTGGAACTGAACCACATAAGAAAGAAAATATTCTTTCATTAGTAGAAAGAGGCGGTACAGCATTTTGTAACTGGGGAATGACAGAAATAGGTCCAATCTGTATTCATACTACATTTAAACCGTATGATACTGAAAGAGTAGAAAAATATTTTAAACCAGGATTTTTACTAGGTGATAATTTTGAAATAGAATGGAAAACAGATTCAGATGAATTAGTAGTGAGAAGTGAGATGTCAATATACAAAGATTGGTTTTATACAGGTGATATTGTAAAGTTCGTAGATGGAGCTTTGTACTATGTCAAAAGAAGATAATTACTTTGTAAGTCAAGATTTTGACAAATATGATTTAGATAGATTTATGTCTATATGTAATAAGTTAGGTTACAAAAACAATATATCTAGAAAAGCAATGAAGATTGACTGGGTGCGTAAAAACTTTGGTGACTTTTGGGCTTTTGTAAAAAATGATAAAATAATTGCGGTATCCGGATGTCACCCGTTTCCAGATTTAAACGACACATATAGAATAGGATTCAGGGCTGCACAATTGCCAGGTGAAGATCCTTTCATAGGATTATCTAAGTATGGATATAACTCTATTTCTATAAGAGTCTTATTGCAATATCAAATAAAATTTTGTGAAACAATTGGAATAGATAATTTTATATTGACAACGAATTCAAAAAGTACTGGTCACTTATACATGTCGCATATGATGCAGGTACAAATAAATAAATGTACAAATTTAACTGAGTACTTAGGTGAAAAAATGCTATACGGTGTAAATCAATCATTGTGGAAATATAATATTAATGAATATAAAAAATCGATATTAAGATTAAAACCAGAGAAGTATTACATTATATGAAAAAGCTTATGATTGTTGGAGGTGACAGCTACACTGATCCTAATTTTGGTATATACAAAAAATTTAACATATCGCCTTGGCCTACACATTTGGCTAAACTAAATAATTATGATATGATTAATACTGCTACAGGTGGTTCTAGTAATAGACATATTTTCAATTCAGTAGTTGATGCCATTATTGATAATCAACATAGAGAAATGATAGTCGTGACAGCTTGGTCTGAATTATATAGACTATCATTTATTGATGATGTTGATCTTGATAGTACAATATGGTTATTCAGTGATAAAGAACATAAATTTAGATGCACATTATCTGAAGGTCTTAAAAAATATTTTACTAGAATAAATCCTTTAAGAAAAGAATATATTAAACTTATAAAAGATAAGTGTATTGACCAGAAAGAATTTGATAGTAAGTTAATATCGCAATCATTTAAAAATATTTGGTTATTACAAGATTTCTGTAAAAATAGAAATATACCTATGTATCATTTTCATACGTATGATCCATTAGCATATGATTATAGCCTATCAGTACAAATTTATGGTGATGTAGAAAAATCTTTGTATGAAAACATTTATCTTACATATGTAGAAAAAGATGAAAACTATGTAGGACATGACTATTGCTTGTATAATGATATAGAAAAAAATAAATATTTTATTAAGAATGGCGATATTACGAATCTACACGCAAATCAAGAAGGTCATATACATATAGCTGAAAAAATAAGTAAGTTTATAAAAGATGGTGTAAGACCTGAGTCTAATATTGAAGAACACGGTGAGCTTTATAGGATAATAAGAAAATGAATCCTTTCTATACACTATTGCCTACAGATAGGCCAGCAATCAGCGATATTCATCAGACAATAACATATAAGCAACTTATATCTGAAGCCATAAAAATAAGAGATTGGTTTTCATCGATGGGTTATAAACGAGGCCATCGTATAGGAATTGCTGGTCAGCAAAGTATAGAGACATACAAATACTTTCTTGCAGCCTGGATGATTTCATCTGCTGTAGGGCTTAGAATTGATCAAAAACAAAATGATTGGAATCATAAAATTCCTGCAAGTAATTTAAATGTAGTTATAGAACTAGCAGATGAAGTTTTAGTACATCACAAACATTTTGATAAATCTACTGAGTGCCCTAAAGAATTTGCTACATACTTTAGTTCAGGAACTACAAGTAATAATTGGGCACAAGCTCAGTCGACTCCTATGGTTTGGGAAATTGACGAGTATAACTGGGGGCAAAGCTTAGATGTAAATCATTATTGTCGTGCAATCGCAAACCCATGTGTACATGAACCATCGAAGAATATTCAAATACAAGTTATGCAACCTTGGATTACATGGGGACAAGAAATGGTTGCTTACAATCTAATACATCAAGGGCATGTCATTTTAGTAAATGAAATTCAAGAGTGGGATATTTTATTAAGAAGGTTTAAACCAACGTGGACTGTAATGTTTCCTATGATAGCTTTTAGATTAATGGAAAAAAATACGGGTGCTAATCATAAGCTAGATTGCGTAGAGATGTCAGGTGTACGTCCAACTATGAATCAAATAAATGATATGAAAAAGTTTTTCAATTGCGATTATTTTACATCACACTATGGAACATCACAGGCTGGTAATGTAAGTTACAATAGTGGTGATGGAAAAAACTTACAACATATAGGAAAAGTATGCGATGGATTTATACATGCCTTTGGAGAAGATATGCACCGTATAGGTAAAAATGGAACTATGGAGATAAAGTGGCCAGCAAATCCACCTACAATGTTAAATGAAGATGGATACTATGATACTAACGACATAGTTGAATTAGGTCATGATGGTAACTATCATTTTCTAGGTAGAGCTAATGAAATGCTTATGATACGTGGTGGATCAAAGTTCCAGGCGCCAAGTGTCGAAGATAGACTTATGGAAAATATTAATATAAAAGAAGCGTACATATATCCAATACCTGATCCTAACATAAACGAAAAAGGATCACTATTTCAAATACCCGGTTGTCTATATTATGGTGAAATAACAGTAGATGAAGTTAAAGAATACTGCGATCAGCAACTACCACCTTATATGAGACCTATACAGATTCATAAACTAAAGAATAAACTTTCTACATTTACTGATGAATCTGTATGGAAAGTTCGTAGACTACATATGCATGATTCCTTATTGGAGAATAAAGATGAATGGTGCTCATCTTCTTATTATCAATAGTCTACAAGGCGGAGGAGGACATAGATTAGGCAGAATATTTTGCTGTTACGATAATGTATATTGGTATGCACATGATAATAATGGGTGGAACCCTTGGGAATTTGCATTAAATAATAATATCAAAGAAACAAAGTTTGCTAGGATGCATTATGATAGAATACTTTCTGATGGATCTATAGTTCCTTTGATAGGAAGTAGAATTGAAAAGTATTGGGATAATGAATATTGGTACTACAATTGGATTAAGATTATGTCTAATCTAGATTTACCTGATCAATATATCACTTATGTTGTACATGATAATCCAAAATATTTAAGAAGACTATTTCCAAAAAGTTACATAGTAAACTTAATTGGTGATCCAATAAGTGCAACTGATCATCATATGAATACGTCTGCTAAATTTAGAATTAATTATAAATTTGAGGGACAAGTTCCTAATTATAAAAGTAAATGGGTAAAGTTAAGAGATGAATTAATTAAAATGTCTGATCAAACAACTGCACAACAAGCTTGGGAATTTATGCATCCTAATAAAGAATATTACGATTATATACTAAAAGATAATATAAAATCAAATAAAAAAAATATCGAAGAAAAAGACTATGCAGATTTAAGTGTTGAATACGCAACTTTTGATCCAACAAAGATAAACACTTTTGGTAAATTGAATGCTAATTACAAAAGACTCATGCGATAAGAATGAACTTAAGTTATTTTACAAGAAGTGTAAAAGTTTAGGTTACAGGTTTGAGCTTAAAGATACACAAAATAAATGGGAGAAGTTCTTTTATACATATAAAGGCGATAATATTATATCAGTATCTGGTTGCTATGAATATTCATTTTTACAAATGTATGGAGATAAACTAGAAAAAACTAGATATGTTGATGGAATGAGAATATGCTATTTGGGTATGCAATTGCCTAATGAAGATACTTATAAAGTATTAAGCAAATATCATATGAACTCTATACCATTTCGTGAACACATACCTCTTCAAATAGAGTGGGGTAATAACATTGGATATGATAGATTCTTTATAACAACACACAATTGGTATGGTACACCAGCAAATTTATATAAAGGTCCTCATAGAAAGTGGAATAGAACAAACGCTGCTATGAAACATTTGCGTAAATTAAACATTGTGAATGAACAATCTCAAAATTACGTAGACGGTTACTGGCAAACAGTGTGGGAGTTAAATCAGTATGAATATTTTAGAGTTCAAACACTTACAAGACACAAAAAGTAATTATATAAAACATTTCAAATACGCAATGTATTATAACTTCTTAGCTTTGATGGTGTTCATTACAGGCATGATACATGCATTTATACCATTTTTATTTCCGTACTTACCTTATGAATTAGCAAAGAAGATTACTGATGGGACAGAAAAAAACTTTAAATAATTATTTTGAAAAAGAATGGAAACCAAACTATGATTCAAAAAGTTATTCAGGATGGAAATTAATCGATAAAGTAAAAAGCAACGAAACTATATTAGATATTGGTTGTGGATATAATTTATTTAAAGAACATTTTTCTAAAAACTTATATGGCATAGATCCTGCTAATGATGCTGCAGATGAAAGAGTTAGTATTGAAGAGTTTAATAGTGCAGGCAACCAATGGGATGTTATATTTTGCTTAGGTAGTTTGAATTTTGGAGATGAATCTGTGGTTAAGCCACAAGTTGAAAAAGCAGTATCATTATGTAAAAGTGGTGGTAGAATATATTGGAGACAGAATCCTGGATTAGGTGATCACCCGTGGAAAGGTGTTGAGGAAATTAAGTTTTTCCCATGGTCAGAAGAATTGAACTATCAGTGGTCTAAGGAGTTTGATTGCCGAGTTGTCTTTATGGATTGGGAACCAAAGGGCAATAGATTATATGCAGAATGGGTTAAGAATTGAGTGAACTATACGCTTTATTAGGCGGAACACTTTATGGATTAATGATTGGTATCATACCTAGTGCAGGTGCTACGACAGGTCTGATTGCACTATTTGGTTTTATATCATACTTCTTAAGTGATCCCTATCTAGGTGTCATATTTTGCATGGCAGTAGTCGCAGCTAGTACTACCGGTGATACTTACGCAGGTGTGTTGTTAGGTATACCAGGTGCAAATAGTGCGGCCGCAACTATGGTCGATGGCTTTCCACTAGCCAAGCAAGGCAAAGCAACATACGCAATCACTGCAGCAGTTACAACTAGTACCATCAATGGAATAATATGGGGCACACTAACTTTTGCTTTGCTGCCTTGGTATAGTAAACTCATAATGATATTAGGCATACCTGAACTATGGGCTTTTACCATGCTTGCTCTGGCTACCGTTGCTTTTGTATCAGGTAAATGGTGGTTTAGAAGTTTTATAGCAATCGGTCTAGGAATATTTCTTGGATTAGTTGGCACAGATCCAGAAACAAATGCTGATAGATACACACTTGGGTGGGAATATTTAGGTGACGGAATACAAATAATGGCTGTGGCCGCAGGACTCTTTGCATTACCTGAGTTAATCTTAGGTCTACAAAGAATGCAAACATCGAATAAAAGTATTAATGAATTAAGACAAACAATCGATGGTCTGAAAGCTGTTTGGCAAAATAAATGGGATTCTTTGCGCGGTGGATTTATAGGAGCATTTATAGGACTACTGCCTGGCCTCGGTGGAGGAGCTGCAGATTGGATTTCTTATAGTGCAACTGTAGCAGCAAATCCTAAGGAAGATTTTGGTGATGGAAATATCAAAGGCGTAGTTGGACCGGAAGGTGCGAACAATGCACAGAAAGCTACGTCTATGATACCAACAGTTTTGTTCGGTATTCCAGGCGCAAAGTATGCTGCAGTTATTATGGCGCTTTTTTCTTACTTAGGTTTTGAACTAGGAACTATGGATTTAGTGAATGATACTAAGTTCTTTGATAGTTTGACTTATGGATTTATGTGGGCTACAGTTATTGTGGGTATATTCTGCTTATTATTCACACGCTATATCAGCGCAATTACTAGAGTACCTTATAAGTATTATTTCCCAATAATATTTTTGTTTATCGTGTGGGCCTGTACAAGATACACCGGTGGCTGGGAAGACTACGTCATGTTAAGTATATTTACAATAGTTGGACTTATAGCAAAGATATATAAATTTAGTAGGCCAGGTATGATAATCGGTTTCATACTTGCAGATAGAATAGAAGGTTTAACGTTACAAATAAATGCACTGTATACGATTGAATCACTATTAACAAGACCAATATTTTTAACTATAGTTATTGGGGCACTAATAGCTTTTATAATAGGTATAAGATCTAAAAGGAAATTGAATTATGCGTAAATTGTTTTTAGCTGCAATGCTAATGTTTTCTACACCTTCTTTTGCAGACTACACATTTGTCGTACCACAGAGACCGGGTAGCGGAACTACTATATGGGCAGAGATTGTAGCTCGAGAGCTCGAACCATTTCTCGGTGAAAAGATTATTATTAAAAATATTCCAGGCGCTCGTGACATACCCGGCTTTAATAAGTTTCACAATGAACTACAGTATGATGATAAGACTGTAATGGTATCGCATGGTGGAAACGGTGTCGCTTTTCTACAAGAAGAAGTTGACTATAATTATTTCGATTACACTAGCATTGGTTTAATGAATTTAAATATTATTACAGCAATTCGTAAAGACTATGATCCTCAAGAAAAAATTAAATTTTCTGCAGGTTCAGGACAAACACCAGAAGCTTATGCAATTACTATGTTATTGTGTGGTCCTAATCTTACAGTAGATGAATACATTAAATGCTTTCAAGAAAATGTAGTCTGGGTCAAAGGTATGAAAGGCGGAGAAAGACGATTAGCTTTCAAACGCGGTGAACTGAACGCAACTCGTGAAAATCCTGCTGCTTTTAAAAAACACGTAGTACCAGATGAAAATGCAGAGATATGGTTCCATCATGGTATATTGCAACCTGATGGTAGTCACGCTGACGATCCAAATTATCCTAATCATCAGTTTGAAATACTATTTGAAAAATGGTATGGTGTAAAACCTGAAGGTGATTTCTACGATGCGTATAAACTCGTAAAGAGTTTTAGAGACGGGTTGCAAAAAGCTTTGTGGGTGCGTGAAGGTAACCCTAATGCAAAGAAGTTACAAGATGCATTAAGAGAAATGAGTAAAGATCCTGAAGCCACTAAAGCTATTCAAAAGAAAGTTGGTAACTACGAGTGGTTAATTGGTGAAGATGGCGATGCACATCGTGATATGCTGATGACATTCATTAACGAAGGACCCATGCAAACTCTAGTAAAATTTAATAAAGAAGCTTTAGGATTGAAAAGCTTATTGAAAGAGTTGGTAAGTCTTAGTATTGTTTATAAGTAATGATAAAATTAAATAAAATATACGACATCGAAAAAATAAAAAACGAAGTTGCAATTTTATTAGCGGAACACGAATTAGTTAGTAACCAACTTTTGTTACAATCAGTAAAAGGTGATGATTGGTATAATATACAAGCGCCTTACATGATTAGAGAAGATTTGCGTGACTGGCATTTTGATACGCCGAACACTAAAAAAGATTGGGAGATTACTCGTTTTATTGAAGAGAATAACATTTATCGTACTCGACTAATGTTACTTAAACCAAAGAAGTGTTATTCTTGGCATAAAGATTATGGTGAACGAATGCATCTCTCAGTCATAACAAGTCCTGATTGTTTCTTTATAGAAAATAAACAAGTGCTGAACATACCAGCCGACGGACATCCATATATCGTAGATGTTAATAACCATCATACTGCGCTAAATTGTAGTCAACATGATAGGTATCATTTAGTTGGAATTATTAGGGAACCACAGTAAGATCTTTTATTCGATGAGGTTGTTGTAAAACCCAATCAATAATAGACACACAATATTCTATTGACATTTTAGGTTTATCGATATGTGCAACTCTTTCGCTATCAAAAAACCCAAAGTTTATTATAGTTGTATCTGCACCTTGCCAAAACAATTGATCATTAACATCTCTTAATGTCTTCTTTTCAATGCCGTATCTAAAGTTTTCTTTATATCCTTTAGTCCAATCACTCGCGGCACTACCAATATTAATAATTTTTTTATTAAGTTTTGCAGCTTTATATAATAAATCGACCTGTTTGAAACCATCATGTTTACAATTGATAAATACATCACATTCTTCTAATGTACTTACTGTATCATATAGTAAACTTAAAGAATAACCAAGGCCTCTTCTTTTTCCTGTAATAAAAAAAGTCATTTTTTTTAAATAAAATGCATTTTAGGGGTTTACTTTTCCGAAAAACTAGTGTATAATATATCTATAATCAAAAAGGAAGAGGAGTCCTGATATGTTTTTAGAAAATCTTACAAAGCTTGAAAAGAATCTTTGGAACAGCCACGTTGAGTTTATGGGTGTTGACCATGATATGGCTGAAATGTATGCCGAAGATCGTAACGATGTCATCGAAGTTAAAGATCGTTATAACCGTGGTCATATGGGTTCGCTTCGTACTTTTATCGACCGCATGGATACACATCCACGTGAAGGTGTAGTATTGGCTTTAGCCGCTGATCTTGGTGAAGATTGGGTTCTTAAAAATCTTGGTTATGAGGTACGTGTATAATGAATCATATTGTAGAAACTTGGATTTGTGGTATCCTATTCGTTATATTCATGTCAGCTTTACCTATCTTGTTGGTTTGGTAATGTCACACGAATCAGAAATCATTAACACTAAAGGTCATCCGTGGGTCGGTGTTCGCTGGCCCGTAACAGGAAGTAAGGGAGACAAGTATCATGTCGAAATGGTCAACTACGGATTTGAGTGTGATTGCATTGCATATCGAAAGTGCAAGCATATCAAAGAAGTCGAGAAAAAAATCTCTAATCAATGCACTTTTTAGTTTACTTTCGTTTAAAAGTGTGGTATAATATATAAGTAAAATGGAAAAAGAGGAGTTATAATGTTAATCAAATCTCAAATGCAACATATCGAATCAATGTTTAATGAAGCAAGTGATGAGCAAATGCAAGAAATTGCTCAAATGTTCAATGATGCTCGTCGCACCAGAGCTGCTAAAGCTGCACGCTCTTTCAAAGTTGGCCAGCAGGTCACATGGTTTGGTAAGAAAGGCCAGTTATCTGGCGTGGTTGCTAAGATTAATCGTAAAAATGTTGTGGTAAATGCTGGTCAAAACGGCATGTGGAATGTTACCGCTTCTATGTTAATTGCTCAATAGGGAGATATATAATGGCACATTTAGTTGAAACAATGGCGTACGCCGGTGAAGTTCCATGGCATGGTCTTGGTGTACCAGTCAGCAATGACTTAACACCTGTACAAATGCAGGAAAAAGCAGGCCTCGATTGGCAGGTCCGTGAAGTCGAATCATTCATCGAGTTTGACGGTAAGCGTATGCCAACAGGTCAAAAGTCTTTGGTCCGTGAAACAGACGGTAAGATTCTTACCAACGTAGGCGAAAACTGGAATCCAGTTCAAAACGACAAAGCGTTTGAATTCTTCCACGAGTTTGTATTGTCAGGTGATATGGAAATGCATACTGCCGGCTCACTCAAAGGTGGGCAGATGGTATGGGCTTTGGCTAAAGTCAAAGACTCTTTTGTCATCAATGGTAGGGATCGCGTAGACTCTTACTTGCTCTTCTCTAATCCACATCAGTATGGCAAGTCAATTGACATTCGCTTTACACCTATCCGTGTGGTATGTAACAACACTCTTACATTCTCACTTGACAGCAAATCAGATGCTTCAGTAAGAGTTGGTCACCGTGTAGAGTTCGATGCCGACGCTGCAAAGAAAGCTATCGGTATTGCAAAAGACAAGATGGAAACCTACAGCGATGTAGCACAGTTCTTGTCAAGCAAGCGCTTTACACCTGACTCATACATCGAGTATCTCAACGCAGTCTTTCCACGTACAGCAGACAAGCGTGTACAGGGTAAAGCACTGTCAGTAGAAACTCTATCACGCAATGCAAAGCTTGCACACGATGTACTGGAAACACAACCAGGTGCTGAATACGCAGAAGGCTCATGGTGGCAGGCATTCAATTCAGTAACGTTCATTACAGATCATGTACAGGGACGTAACTCTGACAACCGCTTGTATTCATCATGGTTCGGTGGAAATCAAGTACGTAAGCGGGATGCACTAAAGTCTGCAATTGAATATGCAGAAGCAGCATAATGCGAGATTTGTATATGATGATAGTAATAGTCTCTATGAGTGGTTGTACCGCCGTAGAGACTTCTACTCAATTATATCAACTGTGTAAATATCAGGACAAGTGTCCCGTAGAAGTTGTAGGTAATTGGTTAAAGGGAGGATAGATAATGGAAATAATCGCATTTCTAGTAATTGGTAATATTCTATTAAGTGGATTAAATATTTTATGAGTATGAGAAGTATCGAAAGAGATGTCAAGGCTATGTCATTAGGCCTTGACGTCGTCAACCAAGAAATAGATTTTTGGGAAGCTCGTCTAAAGAAAGATCGTTCAGTTAAAAAAAGACTCGAGCGATTATACGAAGCTCGCAAGCATCTTATAGATAATCCTGAAAAAGCAAATGAACTGATACAGAGGTTGTAATGAGAGAGTTCATATATAATAGTTGGAATGGTGTGATGGATTCCAACTACAATCCTTTACGTCACATTCCTGATTTAAACACACGCCACTTAGTGTTGCAAGTTTTAGCTTGGATGTGGTGTATTGTGTTTGCAATCATTGTAGGTAGTTGGACTGTATTTGGTATTAGTGCAGTTGTGCACGTTATCTTACTTGCAGCAATTGCAATTACAGTTGGTACATTCGAAGTTGCAAGAAAAAATCCTGCGTTCTTTATAAAGAAAGATGGTTATCATAGCTTTCCACGTGCACGACAGACAATGTGGATTAATGGTAAGAAAGTAAAACTCGATAAGAACGATCCTGGTGGAGAGCATGAATAATAGCCAATGGAACGTAGAAATAAAACCTAAGTGTGAATCCGGGTCACGTTTGTTTATTACAGCTGAAGGTAAAGTTCGTCCTTGTATGTGGATTAGTGAAAGAAGTCCAGAAAAAAACATTTTTGATGATGATATAAATTACGATTTGAATCATACAACAATTGACGATATAGTAAATGTACACTTAAAAAAATTCACAGATGACATAAAAGAAAATCCGTACATGGGTTTGAAAATTTGTTTTTATGAATGCACATCTAGAACTAACTAGAAGATGCTTATTAGCATGTCCTAAATGCCCGCGTACTATAATGCGCGGACAATACAACGTATGTGATTTATCTTTACAACACATATCTCAAATTTGTACATTAAATCCAAAAATGCTATACATGTTGGGTAACTATGGTGATCCAATATATCACCCACAAATGCAAGAAATAATAATGATTATGCAACATTATGATCAAGCATACACACTTGCTACTGCAGGTACAGGTAGAAAGCTAGATTGGTGGAGTGATTTATATAATGGATATGATAATAAAAAAGGTAGATATATTTTTGTAGTAGACGGTATTGAACATAGTGCACCAATATATAGAGTTGGTATGAACTGGAAAGAAACATTTGGTGCTATGACTTTAGGTGCCAATTTAGGAAAGAATATTGTGTGGGAATATATAATAATGAAACACAATGAAGATGATGTTATGATAGCTAAACAAATGGCAAGTGATCATGGCATCAAATTAAAATTAGAATACAGTCAGAAGTGGGATGGAGAAGATGATCCTTATAAACCACGTATGACTTATGAAGAATATAAAAATTTATTAACAGCATAGTGGAAAAGGTAATGAAAAAATTTATGCTTGTTGCCGCATTAGCGGTTTTCGGTATGTCATCAAATGCAAATGCAGAATGTGGCAAATTTACAATGGCTGGCCTATCATGGGGTTCAGCTTCAATCTTAGGTGAAATCGATAGACTAATCTTAAATAAAAATTATGGTTGTGAAATTGATTTGATTCCCGGTGGTACTGTACCATCATTTACATCGATGAATGAAAAACAAGTACCCGATGTGATGGGTGAACTGTGGCCAAATGCTGCAGGTATTGATGTCTATAATGAAGCAATCAAAAATAATCGAATTGTAGAAGTCGTAGATAAATCACCAATTGGTGGTGTAGCTGAGGGCTGGTACATCCTACCAAACATTTTAGAAACTAACCCTGAACTTACAACACTTGAAGCAGTACTAAACCGCCCGGATCTTTTTCCACATTTTGAAGATCCGACAGTTGGAGGCTTCGTAACGTGCCCTATTGGTGCAGGTTGCCAAATTTCTAACGCCAATCTTTTTGTTGCAAACAAAATGAAAGAAAAAGGCTGGAAGATTATTGAGCCTGGTTCATACGCGGCTGAAGATGCAACCATCACACGTGCAGCAAATCGTAACCTGCCATGGTTTGGTTATTATTCTGCGCCAACTGCATTCATCGGTAAGTATAAGCTAGTAAAGTTAGACTGGGGTGTAGGATTTGCAGGACAAGAAAACTGGAATTGTATTACAAAACCAGATTGTCCAGATCCTAAGCCATCTGCATGGACTGAATCTTTTGTAAGAACTATTTTTACCAGTGAATTTGACAATAAAGTTACACCAGAAGTAAGAAACTATTTTGCTAATCGTGTAATTCCAGGTGATCTAATGAACAACCTATTGTTGTACATGGAAGATAATCAATCAACACCAGATGAAGTAGCCGAATACTTTATGGAGAACTATAAGGATGTTTGGCAAGACTGGGTTATGTAATGAAAAAACATAGCATAGATCAAACTGCAGCTTGGGCTAAGAGTTGGAAGCTCAAAGGATATGAACACCTGTATCCAGAGAATCGTGAAAAGAACAGGCAGCATGCGATTAAAAAAAATAATGAACGCAAGAGAAACACTGATTACAAATGAAGTGGTTATTAGCTTGGTATAAAAAATGGCTGGCTAAAAAAGAAGCTAGCGTGCCTAAGTACTTAGGACGTAAGTAATTAAAAAAAGGGGAGATCTTTTCTCCCCTTTTTCATCTTATTTTCTATTCCAGATTCCCCAAAGAACCCAGACAGCAATAAGACCCATAATCCCGTGTGACCCTAGTGTACTGAGCATCGAAGAAACATTTTCGACTACGCTAAGTCCTTGTGGCATGAATGGCATATTGCCAAGACCAAGAACTTCAACAACGATTGCGAGTGCTGCTACGCTGATACCAACGTCGGCTAGTGCACCAGCCCATTGTTTGATTTTGTTAAGCACTTCCATGTAGTGCCTCCTCTACTAGTTATGAGAGACATTTACTCTCAACATTAATTTATTTATCTAAAAGCAAATTTTATAGTGTACTTTTCAGTATAAATAGGGTATAATAATAGTAGGATGGAAAAATACCGTGTTACGTTTTAAAAGATTCTTATTGGAGAAAGCTATGCCAAGTTATGGACGTTTGTCGCCAGCTGAGTTTTCGAAAGTAAATTCACAAACGGGAGAGCCGCGGCTTGACATCTTACGTAGAATTATGAAAGATGGTGAGGAGATACCTAAAATTGATGGCTCTATGATTAAGATAACAAACAATCAAGCAAATCAGGATGCTATTAATAAATTAGAATCAGAAAATAAAACACAAGATATTGAAACTAACTTCGGAACTATCAAAACATCAGAGATAGGTAAGTCACCAATATTCGGCGGGGCCGGAGCTGGCGCAGGTATGACCGGTCAAACCGCTAAAGGCGAAAGTTTGCAATGCTTATATTGTGCAGCAATAGCTGCAGATAATCGTGTAAGGTCTTTCGAATCATATGCTCAAGATGATCTCAAAGGTGTATTGAATCGTGTTGGTGTGGATACAACATTTGATGTTATGATGGAACTGGATGGGTCATGGCACTGGTCAGCGTATTGGACAGCAAAGACATTGAAGCGTAAAGGTTACCTCGATAAAGCAATGACTTTTCATAGAGGCGATGCAGTGATGAAGTCTATATATGATGCAAAAAATAAAGCTGTTAGGAACTCAGGTCTTGGTCGTTTTTCTGATGATAAATGGAATCCTGGAGATATATGGGCAGTGGGTAGAGGCTATAATCCTAAAAATTTGCCTACTGGGTCAATACAAGAATTAAATGAGGAATTGCTAAGACTATTAAATAACAAAAAACTTATTGGTATATCGCTCAAAAAAATTATAAAAGAAGACGGTGTAAAGTGTGAACTACTAAATGCAGAAAACGGTTTGGACACTCACACATTCAAGAGTGGAAGACTTATGGTATCTTTTGCTAGAAAAGGTTCTGAGTTCTGGCGCAGTCAAAAAGGTGATATTGAATTTGATTCGACAAGTAAGATGGATGTTAGAACATCATCTGCCTTATCAGCACCTAATGTTGAAATACAGTTAGCAACTGCCCGCGGTGGTAGAGCAGGATGGGGAGAAATAACTCAATCTTTAAGAAAGAGATTAAACAAAAATGTTCCAAGCAATGAATCATTAAAAAGACAAGCAAGGGAATTAAATACTCGTGGTGAAAAATCTCGATTTGCAACAGTATATTATAACATGGCGAAGAAGGTACATCCAGGTTTAAGTAAAGATGAATTTAATGCAGGACTTACATCAAGCGCTTTGTCGAAAGTGCACAGTAAGATTGCAGCAATCTATGTCATATCATCTTTAATTGAAAATAAGCGAAATGGAAAAGCAGATTTAGTTATTACAGATCTTGTAAATTTTGCAGGTTCAAAGTCTGATATATCGTCTGCATATTTGAAGGTATACCAATAATGGAAAGCTTTAGTGGATATATAACTGAAAGTAAAAATACACACATGACTCATATAGAAGACAAAGTTCTATATGGTGG